CTATCAATATCTTGACCCCAGTAATCATTCATACCTGCAATTTCTAAAATGCGTTGATTATTATTATCAATCTCTTTAAAATCATAATCTACTCTATAGATAGGTTCAACAGAAACATCTTCTAAAAGCTGGTCAATGCGGTAAAGAAAATCTTCGATATGGTTTGCCTCAATGCCAACACCCGCCGCATTATCATGGCCTTCTACATAAGTAATGCCAGGACATTGTTCAAGCACTTCTTTAAAACTATCAATGCCAGTTTTTGTATATCCTCTCATTGAACCTTCATAAGTTTCTTTTCCATTTCTATTGGTTCGTGTTAACAAACAGCATGGTCTTTGATATTTTGCCATGAATTTATTCGCAATTAAGCCACGAATTTCAGAATCAATTTGACCTGGTTCTAATAAGAATAAAAGAATTTTATGGTCAAGCATATGATTAGTTTCAATTATTTTTTCTAACATAGCTAAACCTGCATCTTCTGCTCTTGTTTGTCTATTTTTAACATTTGTAACTGTTCTAATTGCTTGTAAAATTAGTTTTTCTTTTTCTCCTAATTTATGTCCTCGTTTGTTTGAAAGAACTTCTTCAAATGCTTTATGATTTAACATTGAATTAAATAATAAATGTTTTTCTTCTAAAGTTCCACTTCGAGTAATTGCATTAACAAAAGGGACAATAAAAAATGCGGCGCCGATAGATGTACAACTCATACTAGAATCAGACGATACATAATCTGCTTTTGATAATGGAAAAGAGTTTTTATCAAGCATATAATCAATAAATGGATTTTTAATATTTTCTTTTTTAAATCCTTTTGTAATAAGATAACGAGTTTCTAAAGAATGTAAAGACATCATATCTCCTGTTCGTATAAATCTTATATTTCTATAAGTACTGACTATCTTTTAATAATAATATAAAATATTATTACTATATCTCTTTCGGTTTTCATAGGCTTCGTTTCCTAAAACCTAACTACGTATCAATAGTAACCCTACTCCCCAGCATTTCAACCTAAGGGATAGTCGATACAGGCTTCAAATTACATTTTTCCAAGTTTCTCTTTTACATACACGTCGAATTGAATTTATATTAACGAAAGAAAAATCTTTTTGAATACTTATTGGACTTTCTCCAGCATTATATCTTCTTCTTATTTCTTTTACCATATTTTCATTTAATTTAGCTTTATTATTTCGAGATCCGCTATTTGCTAAAGAAGAATATTCTTGACGACTTTTACTATTTACTGGAATTAAAAATTCTGTTCCAATTCCAGGATAGCCTCTTCCAAGCCAAATATGCTAAAAAGTCGAAAAATTACGATTATTATAATCTTTATAAACATCTATTTTTCTTTCTCCATAAAAGCGTCTTTTTCTTATATCTAATACCTAATTATTTGTAAAAGTCGCTCCAGTGCTTTTTTCTCCAGATAAAGTACTATTGTCTCCACCTTCTGTCAAATTATAGCCTTTATCTTTTTCATTTGAATGATAGAAATTAATCCAATATTTTTCTTTCTAATTTAATTCCTATGAAGAATTGCATAAACTTAAAATTTCAATTTCTTCAAAACATCCATATTTTTTAATAGCTAGATCACAAGGCATATTAGGGTGAGATTTTAATCTATTAATATTATTATGTTCATACATTCGACGTTTAATATCTTTACTTTGCCCAATATAGATTTTACCATTTGGATAAGTAAGTTTATAAATACCACTGACATGTGGCTATAAATCTTTTAATTTTATTTTCATTTAATTACCTCAACTTTCTTGAGGATTATGTAATTTGATTCCCACGGGATTTTCATCATATCATCATATCCTCTATGATATATTAGAATTCCCCGTTAGCATTTATCTAATTTTGTCCAAATTTTTTAGATAAATACCCCGCTGATAAACGGAAAAGATATATTAGCCCAACAAATTCAGGCCTAAAGCAACAAGATCAATAAAATCATCTGCGTAATGAACATTTAACCAAGTATCAATATATCTACAGAACTGCCATACAATTCCAACGCCAGATAATTCTTTATTAGGATAATCTGATAATTGATTATTAATAATAATAGCATTTTCACTAATATGATCTGCTAAGTGATGATCTAAAACTAATACTTGAATATTTTTATCTGCTAATATTTTATGATAATCATAATCATTACTACTTGAATCTGGACAAATTACAAGCATTGGATTACGAGTTAATACGAAATCAATACAATCACTTAATCCATGCTGTTTACTATCGTGCATATACCAATCCAAATGATTAACGACCCAAGCTGGGAATAATTTATATAAGTAATTAATAAAAAGTGCGGCAGAGGTATAGCCATCACAATCACAGTCTACAATTACTAAAGCATCAGCATCTTTCTTTACAGTATTAATAATAGTCATTAAACCATTTTTGAGATTTGTCTATCCTAAAAATAGTGGAGAATTAATATCCTAATCAGATAAATTTATATAATGTAAAATTTCATCTTCCGCAATTCCTCTATTATATAAAATTTGTTGAATTGCTGAAAAATTTTTATTTGGTTTATTTATTAATTGATATTTCATATATTTTCTTCCTTTAACTTTATAATATTTCTATTTATATTATAACAAAAAAAGAAAGAGTTGTCAAGTCAACTCTTTCTTGATTTTAGGTATTTTACGGATTTTTCCTTCTGGATATTTTTCTAATATTAATGTAGTTACTTCAGAGTTCCATTGTGTAATATGTCCAGGATATGAAATAATGGGCATATATCCTAAAAAATGTTCAACTAAAATTTTTAAACAAGTTTGGGCATCTGTTCCTTTTGGAAAAATATTTTCCATAGGATCATTATAACAATATTGCTGATAAAAATTTTCTGCTTTCATTCTATTGTGACTCTTTCTTTAAATAATTTTATAAATTTTTCTTTGCCTTCATCAATCGGACTAGATTTATATTGTAATAAATTGCTTTTATCAAACATATAAGAAATATTTACATAACTTCCATATTTATTATATAAAGTTTTTAATTTAATAACCCATTTTTGCCATTCATTATCACCAACTTTTTGAAACTGTTTATCAAGTGCAATAATAATTTCTTTAACCCCAAGAGATAAAAGTAATTTAACTTGATAATTAATTAAATTACTGCCGCAACAAGCTACGCTAATATCCGCATCTTGACCAAAATAAGATGCATACTTAAGACAACTTTTCTCACCCTCAAACACTATTGCTTTTTTAAATTGCGATATTGCTTTTTTACTATTATTAAGATTATAGAGTGAAAAACCTAATGGATGATTGTACATTTTACCATTAATTATCGCAGGACGATACTTGCCATATATTTCATTTTCTTTAATTAAAGTTCTTTCTCTAATACCAATCAAGTTCCCATCTATATCATAATGAGGAATAACAATTCCTTCATTGATTGGATCATAGCATATACCTCTTGATTCCATAACATCAAAAGAAATATTTTCTTTTTCCCAAGGAAGGATGTGCGGATGAGGCAAATATCTTAATACCTTATTATCATAGGCTTTTAATTCCACAATTTGCGGTTGATTTTTTTCTTTATTTCTTTTGAAATTATTAATGATTTGCCAATCTTCACTTGCTTCTTGATTATCTTCAAAATTGAATGTTTCTGCTGTATATCCAAAGTATCGAGCTACAAATGCAATAGCACGAGATAAAGAAAAGTTTTGAATATCAGCAGTTTTATTTACTTTTAATACTAAATCATATATATCAAAAGAAGCATCACCGCATCCTGTGTAACAATGAAAAAGATGTGTATTAGGATAATAGTAAAGTTTATGACTTGCGTTAGCTAAATCACTATTGTGACATATTGTTTTACAAACAATATAATTATCTTTAAGAATTGGCTCTGCTCCTAACTCTGTTAATAAATCATAGATTTGTTCTAAAGTCAATTCTTTTTTTAATTCTTCTTTATCATATTTAAAATTATTCATAATAATCTTTTAATTGAATTTTTAATCCAAAAGTTAATGTTTGAATCATCTGTAAAATATCAGCGTTATCAAAGATAACAAATAAATCAACCATATTGTATTCTTCAATATTCCAATCAAAATCAAATACTTCTCCATGATGAGGTATAATACAAGAGGCTCCAAAAATGCCATCTGTAACCATAATTTCACTATTTATTACATCTGGGCTATATTCCGCAAATACGATTCCACCATTTGGATATTCTTCTATTAATTTTTTAAATTCATTTTTATTTATAATTTTCATAAATCTCTCCTATCATCGTCATAGTAAATAATGCTGGCGGGGAATAATCCATTCCCCATTATAGATTCGTCGCCCAATCTACTTACAAGATCAAATACTTCTTCTATTGAAGGATCTCTTTAAGAGTATCTTTATCATATTTAAAGCTCATCTCTTTTAACTTCATAACAGGAACAAAATAATCTTGGAATATTTATATTATAAATAATGACATCTTTAACTTTACAATGATTATAAAATATTCCAAGCCAAGGCGCACCATCTGTATGATAATATTTACAATATTTGCATTTTGGATGATTTTGTCTATATTTTATAATTTTAAAATCCATATTAGCTCCTTTAATGGAATATCATGACAAAAAAATTTATAATTGGATGTTGTTTTGCGATTGCATCAATTTTTTGATAAGTTTCTTCAGCTTTTCTCTAGTTTCCGCACCATAATACAAAACTTAACCAGCTCCATAAGAATTTTAATTCTTTATATGTTTTCATATTCTTCAATATGGTTTTGTAAACAACCATCTTTTGGTAATATTATAACAGTTTTATTAACTGAAGATTTTGTTACAATATCTTTTATCCATTTATTCCAATTTGTTTCTATTAATGATATAAAATTATTATTATTTCCTCTTTTAATATATTTGTCTTTATAGACAAGAGCATCAGAAAAAGGGGGTACTACAACAGTGTATTTTACTTTCATTTGTTCAAATTGTTCTAATAACTAAGAATGAGTAGATACCATAACATTATATCCATTATCACTCATATGTTTTGCTACTTTTGCATAACGAACCCAGTCTTTTTCAAAGGGAGTACTTTCTAAATCTACCCAATTAGAAAATTTTGCTAAAGTAGATTTTCCAACTCCAGGAAAGCCACAAATAATCATTTTTTCTCCTTTATTTTTTTATTTCTATATTCTTTTCTAAATATTTTTAATTGCAGTTTACTCTTGTTAAGTTAACCCTTGGAAGATACAAGATTCGAACTTGTCCACTGCCAGGCACCATTCCATCTCCCAAGGTATCCAGCTTAACAGAGCTTATACATTAAAATGCACTACTTTCTATTTTAGGCGTAACTTTAATTTTTAAATCTTCAATATCCATTAATTCATAATTATAATTAGTTACGAATATGGGATCAATACGACATATTCCTCTATCAGATTTACACCAAAGAAGAATATCTTTATATCTTCCTCGTCTATTTTTATATACAGATTTTTTAATATCAGGCATTTCAATACCCATAGAATTGACAATATTTTTTAATGCTTCTCTATCATCATCGCTAACCTGAAGCATAATTTCTCCTTCATCAATTTTATCAGCAATGGCTTTTGCTCCACGAAGAAGATTCTGATCATATATTTGAGCACTACGATATTCCGCATTAAGCTGAGTCGCAGACATAATAAATACTCCATATTGATTACATAAATCTTTTAATCTAACACTAATCATAAAAAGAATATTATCTTCTCGTAATCCTTTCACTCCAGCCTTTGAACTAATTTCACTAAGAATTTTCATACTTGAATGAATATAATCCATAAAGACATATCTCACATCATATTGACGAATACCAAATTTAATTGTATTTTCAATATCTTGAAGTGAAAAGTCTGGTAATTTTTTAATATATAAAGGACTTTTTGAAAGAATTGCGGCGGC